CAATGAATGACATATGCAGGCTACATGTGTATAGTTTCAGGGATTATATTATCCCATACAAGGGTGAACTGTGTTATTTGGGTGAAAATAAAGTATAGAACTATCATCAAGCAAACAAAAAAAGGAAAAAAGAAAAATGCAAATCAATAAACATCTATTTAGAAATGAATTATTAACTACGACTTTAAGAAAAGTCATAGATGAGATAAATCCAGGTGACGTTATAGATCAAGAAGATACTATTTGTTTGAGGTTTGATAATGTTGATAATCTAGCTTATGATGATGAGATACATTTTTACATTCAAGGGGCATTAGCTGTTTCGATTGAGAATACCATCGAAGGGAGAAAACAGAGAGAAATCAAATGACAACAGCCAAAATTTTAATTTTGGAATAAAGTTTTTTTTAAAAAAATATTCTCAGAAAACTCTTATTCATCTTTTTACTTAAAATCTGTACGGTTTACGGTTCTAGTACTGAACTCAGTCAAATGACTTACAAACAGTAGATACTAGTAAATAGCTCTTTTGTAGCATATTTTTTAAAAATAATCAATATCATTAATTTGTAAGGGAGTAGTACTATCATCAAGCTAGATCAAGGAATATAGAATAATTATGAATTTATTAAATCTATCTTTAATTAAAATAATATCTTGGGTGGTGAACTGTCAAGGATTACTTGATAGCTCAATAATCAAGCCTAGAGCTGGTATTAAAGTATTTAAAAATAATTTACAAAAATAGCTATAATATGGTGATAATCTTCACCATTGTATGGTATAATATAAACAAGGAAAGAAAAGAAATGACGATAAAAGAATTTGTATTAGCACAAGAAAAAAACTTAGATATTAATGGCTGGTTAGAACTAATCGAAAAAAACAACTTCCAGAAACACGAGAAGTTAATTATCGGCTGTGCAGATAGTCTTGATCTAATTAGAATTGATCACGAGGCTAGCTTCATCAAGGCTATTAATATCTAAATAAACAAGGAAAGAAAAAGGAAAAGAAAATGAAAAACATATTTATCGATTGCAAAGACTTAAAAGAAGTTAAAAACCTGTATATCAGGTTGGTAAAAGAAAATCATCCAGATTTAGGGGGAAATTTAGAACTAATGCAAAGCATTAATGCTGAGTATGATGTTATCAAGGATAACGGCTTAGAGTATTACCATGCTAAAGCTGGATTTACTACTGAGTTCAGCAAAGAAACTGCTAATGCTGATCTTAATTTTAGTTCAGAAGATTACTTAACTATCATCAAGTTCTGCCTTAATACTGGATTAGAAATAGAGCTTTGCGGGTCTTGGTTATGGATTAGTGGCAACACTAAAGACCAGAAAGACCATTTAAAAGAACTAGGCTGTAAGTGGAGTGCTAGTAAATCTATGTGGTATTTCACAGACTCACCTTATAGAAGACGTGGCGGTAAGTTTACGATTGACGAGATCCGCAATACTCACGGGTCTAAAAAAATAAAATATGGGTTCAATAATCTACTAGCTGCTTAGGCTAGTAGATACAAAAAAGGAAAAACAACAAATGACAAAAGTAGAAAATATAACTAGGGAAAGAATGATAAAGGCAATTAAAAAAGCAAAAGAGCTGTATATATTGCACGATTTAATTGTTTTTGAAACAGATTTAGGTACTATGAGTTTATCCATGAAAGGGGAAACTAAGAACGGTACGAAACAAGTCTATATAGAAGAGCCTAGCGGGAAATTCATTTATACTACAGCAGGCTATTTTTTAATTGCATATTCCAGCTTGAATGAGCATATTTTGAACTGGATACGAGAAAGGAAATAAGGCTATGATTGAATTTAAAATTAAGAATACTTTTTTTAAAGTCGAGGATATCGGCTTAACATTTGACTACTTGAAAGAGGATCAAATAGTGCAAAGTAGTTACAGTAGTTGCTATTTTGATTTAGAGCAAGCCGCAAATAAAATCCAGCAAACTAAAAACAAACTACTCGAGTCAAGGGAATTTAGTTTATATTTTTATAAAAATCCAGTATTAATTAAAATTTACGGGAAAGAATACAAAATTCAAACAATTAAAATATCAGCAGGTTACTGCCACGAAAAACAAGCCTATGACTTTAATAAAATTTACGTTAATGTTTATTCTCAAGGGGGGCATTACTTAACCAGTAAAGCAAATCAAGTCTTCAAAGAAGAGCTAGAAAAGCAAAATATCATGCAAAAGCTCTTAAATTTAAAGCCCTACATTGCAAGAAATAAACTCAAATCTAATCTATTGAGCGTTAATCAAGACATCAAAAAGGCTTATGCCATCTATCATCAAGCTAGCGAATGGTTAGAGAAGTATCAAGCCGAAATAGATCAAGAGCTAGCATTAACAATTTAAAAGGACAAATGACAACAATGCAAGAAACAAAACAAATAAAACTCAAGCCTGAAATATTTGAGGCACTAAATAATTTAAAGGACGAAGACGAATCATGGAATTATTTTTTTAAAAGAATGATTCTAATTCCCTCGAATACTAGGGAATTAAAACCAGTAGCTAAAAAAGAAAAGATAGAAGATCCTGCTAGGTCTGAACTAAATACAACTTTCAATGAGTTATGGGCTTGGATAATAGAACAACCCAAGACGCAAGGGTGGAAAGCTTATAAGCTAGGGGTCAAGGATGTTCAGTTCTTAAAAGCTCAACTGAAAAAACACGGCTTAGAGAGAATGAAGCACTTTTATAAATGTGCCTGCAATGACAAATTCCTACAAGAGAATAACGTGCCTCTTTCAATGCCTAACATGTTCAGTGATAAAGCCATAGCCAAGTGGTTAATCATTAAGGATTCTACAGTCTCAAGGCGTGAGGAGATCATCAGGAAAAAGAACGAAGAGACTTTAGCTTATATGAACTCTTTACATGGCATTAATACTAAAGCCGTGGCAACTCCTCACTATGAGAATTTAAAAGATTTACCTGCCCCCTTAACCGAGGAAGAGGAAAATGCAAAGTACCATCATCAAGCCGAGGATTACGCCCAACGCTGCAAAGAGGAACAGAAAAAAGAAATGGATGCAGCATATCCATACAAGCCGTTAATGGCCGATAAACCAGTTAATCCAGTAGGCTTTCAGGCATTAGGAGAATTGTTTTAAATGGAAGAGAAAAAAATAAGATTAGATAATTCACTTGCTACAACTGCATTCCCGCCAGTTACTAATAATCCCTTGTATAAAGACTTAATACTTAAGATTGGGGCTTTTAAACTTGCTAATCCTGAATTAACAGAAGAGCAGATACAAGAACAGTTAGGAAAGCATATCAGGAACTACATAACAAATAAAAAGCATGAATGGAGACCTAAACTACTAGAATATTTAGATGAAATTCGCAGAAGGCACAAGCAGGAAGAGGGTTAAATGAACGAAGAACAAAGAGAAATAGCAAAATCAGAAAAACCTTACAAGCTTTGGATGGGTGGACGAAAAAGAAAATTAAGCTGGAATGATCTTAAAACTGAAATGCCTAAAATGAAACAAGAGGTCATATGCCCTAAGCTAATAGCTCTTTTTGAAAAAATAAAGGTACGATGACCCGAAATAGCGGGTATCGTACTTTAGAGAAACAAGGAGAAAAAAATAATGGAAAACGACAAAGTAACAGCAGAGTCAATCAAAAATGTCTTATGGGAGACACTGCAAGGCGTTAAAAACAAAAGCATTAAGCCCGACGTAGGCAATGCAATTAGTAAACTTGCTAACGGGATTATATCCACCGCTAAACTAGAATTTGAGGCAGCTAAATTCGCAGGGCTTCAATCAGCAGGATTAAATACTTTCTTGGAAGCTAGGGGAGAAAAACCTAAAAGTTATCCATCTACAGAAGAAGCAACTAAAAAAGCATTAGAGGGTCAAGATGTCCAGAATCATTAAGTGCGAGTGCTGTGGTGTTGAGTTTGAGGCTAAACAAAAAAATACCAGATTTTGCAGCAAAAAATGCATGCAAAAAAACTACAAGAGGGAAAATCGGGAACACGTAAAAACTTATCAAGCTAATTGGCTGGAAAATTATCAAGAAAATTATCGAACTGATTGGACGGAAAAAAATAAAACCTATCACCAACAATGGCAACAAAAAAACCGTGAAAGAGTAAAATTTTTAGTGCAACGATGGCAACAAAAAAATCCCGAGAAAGTAAAATTTTCACGACAAAAACAGCACAACACTGACAAGTATAGGATTTTAAAAAGAGAATACTTTTATCGCAAACAAGGCTACCCCGAGGAATTACTAGAAATAAAAGAACTTCAATATCAAATCAAAAAAGAAATAAAAAAAATAACAGGAGAAAATAATGACAATTGAAACTATTACCTTGAATTTACTCGATAAATACAATATACAGGAGCCTATTGTTGATATTTTCATGATCTGTCAAAAAGAGGGCTTTCAAGTTGAGTATTTTCAGTCAGAGAAAAACAGCAAAGAATATGAAATAGAAGGTGCTTTTTACAGGAAAGAAAATAAAATCCTGATTAACTCCACTAGACCAGCACAGCGAATGGCTTTTACTTTAGCACGTGAATTAGGGCATGCACTCATGCACGCAGATATTGACCGAGACATTTTACTAACAGATGGTAAAAGTTCATCACCTGATCATTTAGCGGAAGAAGCAAATAAATTTGCAGCTTACTTATTGATGCCAGAACACATGATTGACAAGGAAATGGAGAAGTGGGGATTATCACCAACTCACACACCTATTTTGGCTAATCTATTTGGTGTGCCTTTATCAGCCATGGACTACAGATATCTGCTAAGGAAATAAAACAATGACAATCATAGACGAACTTCTAAAAACTCTAGACTCGATAGAAGCTAATCGCTGCTTGGGTTTGATAACAGTTGATATTCAAGCATTCGGTGAAGCTAGAATGTTTTTAAATCTACTATTGGAAAAAGGATTTTTAGACAGAAATAAACCTCGACTATCACTCATGGATGATAACGAAGTAAACTTTTGGTGGAATTTACCAGAAGCTAGACTGGATATTGGCTTTTATGGCACTGGTATCTATTCATATTATGCCGAAATTGGAGATCAAAAATATGGTGCAGATTTTAAAAGATTTGATGATATTCGATTAGATCAAGAGCTTTTAAGTATTTTAAAACAAATAGGAGAAGAAAAATAAATGGATGAACAAATCGAAACAAAAACATTTACATTAAGTCAAGACCTACTAGAAAGGCACGAGCCAGACCCACTAGAAGCCAAGCTTTTAAGTCCAGGAGGCAAAGAGGCTTTAATGATGGCGAGAGCTATCATTTTTGTAGCCCCCATGATGAGATTTAATCCGAGAGAGTACCGTGTCAAAATAGTGTATGAAGCTCACACTGATTTATTCAGGGCTTACTGTACGCCTCAAGAAGCAGCCATAATGATGCTTAAACCGTTGCCAGAAAACGAACTGCTTGAATCATACCTTGAGTGGGAAAAGAAAGAGAAAGAAAAAGGAAAAATTTACCCACGTCCAGTAGAAAATTATTATGGTTTTATCACCCCAAGAGCTAAATTTCGGAACATTGATGAAGCTTTATGCGGAAGTGCAATGCAAATTAATTTTTAAAAAATCAGCTAAAGAGTTGATATAATGTCATATAACGTGGTATAACAAGAGAGAGGGAGAAATAATGAAAGATTTTTTCAAGAGCGAGTTCAATATAACTAACAAAATGTTCGCAGAACTGACTCGTAAGTGTTCTTTGCAAGATTTAATAACTTTCGAGAATCTTACAAAAGGCATAAGTCTCAAAGAAAAATCTATGACTCGTTTTATTTCGGGAAACTTTAAATCAATCAACAAATTAAAAAAAGACTTATTTAATTTCTTGAGAGGTAAAACTAGCATTAATCCTTTATTGCTAAGTAAAGAGGAACTTCTAGAAAAAATTAAATTTTATTCGGCTGAATACGCTTGGGAGAGAAGATCAAATTACCCAATGCACTATAAAATCTATACTGGGAGAGATAAACTAAAGCTTTGCATTCATATCTATGTGAATCAGGAGTTGAAAAAAGATTTACTTGAGAAAACTTTAGATGGTAACTCAGAGTACAAAAGACTTTTTAAAGAATTAGCTGATTTAAAAAACGAAAAGGCTAAACAAAGAAAAAAGATTTTTAACATAATAGGTGCAATGCCTTACTGTTAGCAGCGTTCCGCAAGGAAGGGGGAATTATCCCCCAAATTTTAAAATAAGAGAGGAGAGAAAATAATGAAAACATGTGAAAGAATCGAAAAATTAAAAAAATTCCCAGAAATAGGGGAAACTTATAAACTTCATCTGAGTGTTGAAGTGGCTGGTATCAGGCTTCCCTGTTACGCAAGGATTCGTGAACTTAATGGGCGGTACGCCTTGGTAGATTTTCGAGAAAAAACAGAAGACATGTTTAGTTATTCGACTCGGATACTAAATTTAGATTATGTAGCTGCAGTAGAGGCGGCGTAAATGAGCGATTTAAAAGATAAATTCCCAATTAAAGACACAAGTAATTCTAATTTTTTTGAAACTTGGGAATGGCATTTTAATAAACAAAAAATGGAGGAAGAGATGAACGAACTAGAAGAATTAAAAACAACCCAGTTAATGCTTAGCTTTGTTGTGGTTATGGCTATCCTTGCTGTAGCTGTGATTGTCGGGAGGTACTTAGGATGATTAAAACAATAAAGAAAAATCTTGAAAGGTTTTCAATGAAATGTGCTTTAGAAAAAGCCTTAAATATTAAAATAAAAACAATCAAACCAGATAACGATTATTTATATTTTTTATTAAGGTCAGAAGAGGATGCAACTAAGCTTGCTTCTGAACTTGGCAAGCATAAATCCGTTGAGTCTATCTTTGACCAAGAAATTAAGGTAGTACGAATGGATATGTTACAAAAATATGACCGAGCAATAAGGGAGTTATGCAGATGAAAAACCTAATCGAAAGGATGGAAGAACAAAAGAAATCTAATCCAAGGGTTTTAGATCGCAGTAGATGGCTAGCGATTGATTCTAAAGAGTCCATAGACTTGATTCAAGCCGAGATGGATAAACAGGGCATTACTTACGCTAAGCAGTTGGAAGGGCAGAAAATAGCTATGCTGATAGCTCTTAATAAACCATATTCCAATGGTCATCAGGAGTTTGACAAAATAATTTACAGAAAATAAACGGGAGGAAAAACAATGAAAAATAAAATACTACTATCATTAATATTAATAGGTCAAGCTGCACTAGCAACTGATCTACCAAACATATATATTAAAGAAACACAACTAGCAATCAAGGAACAGTATTTAAGGGAATCTGATTACAACCTGAAGACTGCTAAGTCTAATTACAAGGAAGCTAAGACACTTGTAAAGGACGCGAAAGCTGAAATTAAAGCAATGAAAAAAAGCGAAGCTCAAAGCAAGAAAACTCAAATAGCTAGCCATACTTTTCATTCAGGTATACGTGACCCTTATTATAACGAGCCTTTACTCGCTGAGACTGGTATTAGGAGGATTAGATAATGTATATCGAAATTTATGAAGTTCTATGGAATGAAGCAGTACGTTTTGATTCCACAAAAGTAAGTGTTTTTTCTTCACAAAAGTTTCAGCGAATCTTTTTTGATTTAGAGGAAGCAAAACAATTTGAGCAGAAACATATTAAATCGGGTTTGAGACCAGAATTAAAAATTCACAAAATGTCTGTTAAGGGAGGGTCAAAAGATGATTGAACTAAATTGCAGTTACGAGGAAAGCAAAAAGATTCTTGAATTGGGGTATGATTTTAGATCTGTTTGCACTAAGTTTGAATTTCGAGAAAATGAGGAAGCGACCACGCTTACTTTTCTTTATTCGTGTGGTGAAATTGTGACCATGTGGAATCCTAGAATGAGTGAGCCTTATTCCTACCACTTGAAGTCAAGTCCAGCTTCAGGCATAATTCCAATCATCCCCAAAGCTGCTTTAGAGGCGTGCTTGCCCATTTTAAAGGGTTTTTACTACCTTAGTAAACAGCACGTTTCGCAAGATAAAATCATCCCAAGAGATAATAACGAGCGATTGGTAAACTATCCATATTCTGAAATGACTGCATATACAGCTTTCATATGGTGTCACGAAAACTACCCAGAAGAGCTTAAAGCTAAATTTGAAGAGGTGATGGCATGATTAACCAATCTTTATTATTATTCATAATCAGCTTAGAAGGCTTCTCTAGTTGTGCCTACTGGGATGTTAGCCAGTGGTCTAATGGCTATGGAACTAAGGCTGCTAATAAATGGGAATGTATAGGCAAGACAGAGGCTAAATCTAGGATGGTTAAGCATTTAGAGCTGGATTCTAAGCACGTACTATCATTATTCCCACATGCTAAGCAGAATGAGCATGATTCTTTGGTCTCCTATTGCTACAACTCGGGCAGGTATGGCTGCACTAAAGCCGTTAAACTTGCTGCTGCTGGAAATAAAGACGGTGCTAGCTGGGTAATGAGGCAGAAAGTGAATAAGGGTTTAGCTTCTTATTCAGGCTTAAAGAACAGACGAATTGCAGAAGTGGCTCTTTTGAATAAAGAAGATAAAAAGAAATTATACATCTATCAAGAATATTCTTAACATTGACACAATGGTATATGATATAATACAACAAGGAAGGGAAATTATGAACGAAGAATTTAGAATAGACGATATAAAAAGTCTTGAATGGTATCTAAGGAAGGTCAGGGAATACAATAGCCGCATTGAAACAATTGAGTCTCAATCAGAGGCGATGCTTAAAGAAGTAGAAGCGAAGCTAGAAAGCCTAAATAATAGATTTTCAGCAGAAGCAGAAGCCTTTGCTAGAAGTCAAATAGATTTCAGTAAATCTAAAAATCTTAAAACTTTTCAGGGTACTGTACAGTTTAAATCTTTAGCTCCATCTATCAAGGTCTATGATAAGGCTTTAATCCCTAAAGAGTTTTTTAAGGAAAAGATTAGCTTAGAGCTAGACAACTCTAAACTAAAAGAAGCCATCTTAAAAGATGGTGAAAATATAGAAGGCGTGGAAGCAGTACCAGCTTGTGAGAAAATGTATTTGCAATTCGGGGGGAAAGAATGAGCCTTTACGAAAAACTCCATAAAATCCAGCAAGCTTTAAAAGTTCCTAAAGATGCTGTAAACAAGTTTGGTAATTATAATTACAGAACAGCAGAAAGCATTTTAAGAGCTTTTAAGGATAAAAACGAAGAATTAAATTTAGGATTGAATTTAATTTTGACCGATGAAATTGTTTTTATTGAATCGCCAAGTGAGATAACTAGAATCCCAGACGAAAAAGATTCAAGTAGTAACATTAAAACCAGTGGTAGATTTTACGTTAAGGCAACGGCTATGTTGTCAGATGGTAGCATGTCGACTACTCATAACAGAATTGAAACTATCACTGCCTCAGCTTATGCTAGAGAAGCAGAGAGTAAAAAGGGAATGGACGAAGCACAGGTAACAGGTGCAGCTTCTTCTTACGCTCGTAAATATGCCTTAAATGGCTTGCTAGCCATAGATGACGGCAAAGACCCAGATTCACAAGAGCCAACGGCAGAAGCAAAGCCAGCGGCAAAAATAAAACCAGTTGTAAATTTCTAAAAAGGAGAAAATATACATGAAAGCACAAAACGTAATAATCGGAATAAGAAAAAATGAAGCAGAGGAATACGAAGGCTATTTCTATTACAAAGAAAAAGCTATCGCCTCAGTTAAAGGACAAAAAAAAGTTACTAAAAATGGTAAACAGTTGATCGAGCTTTTCTTAGAAGGCAAAGAGCCTGAAATGCAAACTATCACTAAGGATGATGGCACTACTTACGAGATCGAGAAGCCAGATGTTACTTTGTTTGTTAATCAAACAGAAAAAGGAAGTGTTAGCATAGGTGGTGATCTAATTACTGATTTTGGTTTATATTTCCCAATTCAAGGCTGGTTAGACAAAGAGAGGTTATCGGTAAGACTAGAACAGAATGATTATATTTCAGCTAAATTTTTAGAGTCATTTGGCACACCAGTAACAAGCATTCCCGATATTGATTTTTCAGATGAGGATTTAGCACAGTCGGATGAGCTTTTTCCTGATGCAGCTAGCTTCTATGAGAAATATGTAATTTCTAAAAAGGATGCAAGGTTTACTGAGAAGTTAAACAAACAAGCTCCTAGAATTATGCCTGGTGCAGCTAAAAAGAAAGCTCCTGTTACTCAAGGGCAATTAGATTTAGCTAAGGATAATTTAGTTAAAGCTAAGGCAGCAGGAACAGCAGTAGAGAGCGAGGAGGTGCCGTTCTAATGAATAAATTTAATCCAACTCTTGCCGAACTGAGCTTAGTTGATCTTATTGTGAGAAAAGCTATTTTTATGAATATCGATGGAATCATCGATGTAAATTTAGAAATAGACGAACAGGGCTTACGCTTGTTTGCAATTCTGCCCAATGAGCCACAAATAAGCTGGAACAGGTGCGAGGCAGCAAGCACAGAGGAAGAGCTAAGAAACATGGGTGATTGGCTTTTAGAGCAGGAGATGAAAGCAATTGAAACTAAACAATGACATGAGATGCCTGATCGAAACTCTTTTTAATCGAGTTATTGATTTTAACGAAAGCTCAAAAGTTGGACAAGCAGCAATTCACTTAACAACAAAAGGGATCTATTTATTTTTCAATTTTGACCACTGGGAAGATTCCTCAGGGATTTGGGCGACTACGGAAAAACAGCTAGCCGAGATGATTTCTTGGCTAGATGAAAAAATAGCCATTGTCGAGAAAAACGAAATAGACCCTAAAGCCGAGGCTCAGAGAGAATTAGATA